ATAAGATCATCCCTGGCACCCGCAGCACCGCACCAAAGAATGCAAACCCCTGGCTGACCCTCCGCTTCAACGTTGTTGACGGAGAGGACTATGGCCGTGGTAGGGTGGAGGAGTTCCTCGGAGACCTACGTGCTCTGGAAGGACTCTCTAAGGCTCTTGTAGAGGGTTCGGCTGTAGCTGCTAAGGTTATCTTCCTTGTCAGCCCCAGCGCCACTACAAAGCCTTCTACGCTTGCACAAGCAGGCAACGGTGCTATCATCCAAGGGCGTCCTGAAGACGTCGGTGTGGTCAGCACTGCTGGTAAGAATGCAGACTTTGCTACTGCTGCTAACATGGCACAGCAGCTTGAGCAACGTATCAACGATGCGTTCCTTGTCTTGCAGATCCGACAGTCAGAACGTACCACTGCTCAAGAGGTACGCATGACACAGATGGAACTAGAGCAGCAGCTCGGTGGCTTGTTCTCCCTGCTGACTGTAGAGTTCCTTATTCCTTATCTTGATCGTACGCTGCACATGCTCAAGCGTACCAACCAGTTGCCCAAGTATCCCAAAGATCTTGTGCGTCCACAAGTTGTGGCTGGTATCAACGCTCTTGGTCGTGGTCAAGATCAGCAAAGTCTCACGATGTTTATCCAGACTATTGCTCAGACCTTGGGACCAGAAGCGTTGCTCAAGTTTATCAATGCATCCGAAGCTATCAAACGCCTGGCTGCTGCACAAGGCATTGAGGTTCTCAACCTTGTGAAGAGTGAAGAAGAGATGCAAGCAGAGATGCAACAGCAGATGGCTGCTGCCACTGCACAATCAATGGCTGATCAAGTTGGTCAGCTTGCTAACGCTCCTTTGATGGACCCATCTAAAAACCCACAAATAACCCCACCACCTGAAGATGGCTGAAACCCTTACATATGACGGAACAGAAGCAGACGCACCTGAGCTGACACCAGAAGAGCAGGACTCTCTTGCCGTTGGTGAGAAGATGATGGCTGACCAGGAAGAACTCCTGGCTGGTAAATACAGGTCTGCTCAAGATCTGGAGAAAGCTTACCTAGAGCTGCAAAAGAAACTAGGTGAAGGTGAAGCAGACACAGCAGAAGCTGAAAGTGAAGAGCCTAGCAGCGTCACTGAGATTGAGATCACTCCCGCCGTGGAGCTGATCCAAGAGGCATCTGCTATCTTTGCTGAGAAAGGAGCGTTGACTGATGAGGTCATTGGCAAGTTCTCTGAGATGAACAGTGCTGACCTGGTCAAAGCATATGCTGACATCCAAGCAAAGGCTGCACAAGTCACACCACAGGCAGAGGTTGCTGAGATCTCTGACTCTGATGTAGACAGTATTAAGAACATGGTCGGCGGTGAAGCCGAGTATGATACACTTATGAATTGGGTTGCTGATGCTTTGCCTGAAACCCAGGCAGAGACCTTCAACAACCTTGTGGAGACTGGTAACGTTGACGCTATCCGTCTTGCAGTACAGGGTCTCAAAGCTCAGTACGACAATGTAAACGGATACGAGGGACGTATGCTCCAAGGTAAAGCACCTCAATCGAGTAACGATGTGTTCCGTAGCCAGGCTGAACTGGTGCGGGCTATGTCTGATCCTCGCTATGATAGCGACCCTGCCTACCGTGCAGACGTTATCGAAAAACTTGAACGCTCTGACGTTAATTTCTGATGACCTTTGTTACTGAAGACAGGGGTCGTCTGAACCTCTACGCAAAAGAACCACCTATGACAATCATGGACGTAACTGAAACCCACAACGAAAAGGCTGAAAAGCTGAACGGTCGCCTGGCTATGCTGGGCGTCATGGCTGCGCTCGGAGCGTATGCACTCACTGGTCAAATCATCCCCGGTATCTGGTAATGCCCCAAGGTAAAGGAACTTACGGTTCAAAGGTCGGTCGTCCCGCAAAGTCGGCTGCATCTAAAATGAAAAAGAAAGGTGTGCCTGCCGCTGTGCGTAAGGCCATCGTCAAAAACATGAAGAAGAAGTGACATGGCACGTACGAAGGTCCGCAAGAAAAATGTCAGTCTCAAGATTGGCAAACATAAATCTCGCTCCGGTGGCTTGACAAAGGCTGGCCGTGAGAAATACAATAGAGAGACGGGATCAAAGCTCAAGGCTCCTCAGCCTGGTGGTGGTCCACGCAAGCGGTCCTTCTGCGCTCGCATGTCTGGTGTTAAAGGACCAATGAAAGACAGCAAGGGTCGTCCTACACGGAAGGCTCTTGCACTACGCAAATGGAAATGCTAACTATGGCTGCAAAGAAAGGTCTTTACGAAAACATCCACGCCAAGCGCAAACGTATTGCTGCTGGCAGTGGTGAAAAAATGAGAAAGCCTGGGGCTAAAGGAGCGCCCACGGCTGCTAACTTCAAACGCTCCGCTAAAACTGCTAAAAAGAAAAAGTAACTTACACATGAAATCTATTATCGCTTCCGGTCTCCTCCTCGGCATGGCACACGGTGCCGCTATTGCTGGTCCTTACGTGAACGTTGAGAACAACGCTGGCTTTACCGGCTCCGACTTCACCAGTCAGACTACCGACTTCCATGTCGGCTATGAGTCTGAAGGTCCTTTCGGTTCTTGGGGAGTCCAAGGCGGTCCTTCCGTTGTCGTGCCTGATGGTGGCGAACAGGAGACCGTGCTGACTGGCAAGATCTTTGGCTCCGTTGCCGCATCTGAAAAGCTCTCCGTCTATGGTGAGCTGTCGGCTGCGTTCGATGACACCAATACCTATGGCACCAAGGCTGGTCTGAAGTACAGCTTCTGATCTATACAGCCCGCCACTGGATGTGAGCCTTGGGCGGGCTTCATTAAAGTGCTCAAATACATACCCTTGTAAACACAACACCGCACTTTTAATGACCGCTATTCTTTCACAGAGGCAGTCTCGTTCTACTTGGGAAGAGTTCTGCCAGTGGGTGACGTCCACTAACAACCGTCTGTACGTTGGCTGGTTTGGTATCCTTATGATCCCAACCCTGCTGGCTGCTACTATTTGTTTTGTAACTGCCTTCGTGGCAGCACCACCTGTAGACATCGATGGAATTCGAGAACCAGTCGCAGGCTCCCTCCTCTATGGAAACAACATCATATCGGGAGCCGTCGTTCCGAGCAGCAATGCCATCGGACTACACTTTTACCCAATTTGGGAAGCTGCTACACTTGATGAATGGCTCTACAACGGGGGTCCGTTCCAGCTCGTCGTGTTCCACTTCCTCATTGGCATCTATTCTTACATGGGACGCGAGTGGGAACTTAGCTATCGACTAGGTATGCGCCCCTGGATCTTCGTCGCTTACTCTGCACCTGTTGCAGCAGCAAGTGCCGTCTTTCTGGTGTATCCCTTCGGACAAGGATCCTTCTCTGATGCAATGCCACTCGGCATTTCAGGTACCTTTAATTATATGTTTGTCTTTCAGGCAGAGCATAATATCCTTATGCATCCATTCCATATGCTGGGAGTTGCTGGAGTCTTCGGTGGCTCTCTGTTCTCTGCTATGCATGGTAGCCTGGTTACCTCCTCACTTATCCGTGAGACAACTGAAGAAGTAAGTCAGAACTATGGTTACAAATTCGGACAAGAAGAAGAGACTTATAACATTGTTGCCGCTCATGGTTATTTTGGTCGTCTTATCTTCCAGTACGCCAGCTTCAACAATAGTCGTAGTCTGCATTTCTTCCTGGCTGCTTGGCCTGTGGTTGGTATCTGGTTCACTGCACTAGGTGTCAGCACCATGGCTTTCAACCTGAATGGATTTAACTTCAACCAATCCATCCAAGACCGTGAAGGTCACGTCATCAATACGTGGGCGGACATCCTGAACCGAGCTGGTCTCGGTATGGAAGTCATGCACGAACGCAACGCCCACAACTTCCCGCTTGACTTGGCTGCTGCTGAGACCACTCCTGTGGCCTTGACTGCACCAGCAATCGGCTAACCATTTTCGTACGTTCATCCCTAACGGGACGCATGTTGCCTAACCATGGAACGGGGGTTAGGTTTATCCTGTACGAACTATGTCTGATCTCGAAAAGCGCTTCATCATCAAAGAGTATAACAAAATGCTCCGTCAAGAAAAGGAAGTCGC